GAGCTGGTGGCTCGATTCCTTACCAAACAGGCTCAGGAGCAACGACTTTCCTAGCTGCAGGAACAAATGGACAGTATTTAACATTGTCTGGTGGTGTTCCAACTTGGGCAAACATCACAACAGTTAGCTCATTTAGTGGTGGAACAACTGGACTGACTCCAAATACAGCTACCACAGGTGCTATAACGCTTGCAGGTACGCTTGCAGTCGCAAATGGTGGTACAGGTGTTACCACAAGCTCTGGTGCGTCTAGCGTTGTTTTAAGGGATTCTAACGTCAATGTAACTGCTAACGACTTTTATGAAGGTTTTACCAACGTAGCTGCTGCTGGTACAACAACTACGCTGACTGCTGCATCAACTCCTAACTTTGTGGTTACTGGCTCTGGTGGTCAGACTTACAAGTTACCTGATGCAACAACATTGCCTACTGGTGCTATTTATAGCTTTAACAACAACCAGACTTCAGGTGCAATTACTGTACAAAACAATTCATCAACAACGATTGTTTCTGTGCCTTCTGGTGGTTTTGTTGAAATCATTCTTTTGACCAATTCTGTAGCAGCAGGAACTTGGGATACGCACTTTCAAGCACCTTCAAATGTATCTTGGTCAACCAATACGTTGAGTTATGCTGGTTCAATTACCAATGCAACATGGAATGGAAATGCTATTGGTGCGATTTATGGTGGAACTGGTCAAACTAGCTACACAACTGGAGACACTTTGTATGCAAGTGCTTCAAATACGCTGTCTAAACTAGGTATTGGTTCTTCAGGACAAGTTTTAACTGTTGCTGGTGGTGTGCCTACATGGTCAACTCCATCATCAGGTGCAAGCATTACTGATGACACAACGACTAATGCAACTCGTTATATCAACTTTACAAGTGCTACTTCAGGCACTTTAAGTACGATTTACACAAGTTCTACCAAGTTACAGTACAACCCAAATACAGGTACATTAACAACAACTGCTTTTAGTGGTTCTGGTGCTTCTTTAACATCTCTAAACGCATCAAACATTAGTAGTGGGACAATTGGATCAAGTTATGTCTCTGGTTCATATACTGGAATAACTGGAGTTGGTACTTTAACTGCAGGAACATGGAATGCAACTGCTATAGGCATTGCTTATGGTGGAACAGGACAAACAACTGCTAGTGCTGCCTTTAATGCTTTGTCTCCAATTACAACAACTGGTGACCTAATTATTGGAAATGGTACAAATAGCGCAACTCGATTGGCTATTGGCACAAATGGCTATGTTTTGACTTCCAATGGTACGACTGCATCATGGCAAGCAGCATCAGGTGTTTCACTTTCAACTGCACAAACATGGACTGCAACTCAGACGTTCAATGGTTCATCAAGCACATTTGGATTAACGCTTTTAACATCTGATGAAACTGTTAACGTAGTTGCTTCAGCTCCATCAAGTACTACAAACTTTTACATTCAGAGTGGTTCTGTACAGTATTACACATCTAATGCTGCTAACAACTGGACACTAAACATTGCTTTTAGTTCAGGTACATCATTGAACACAGCATTGTCAACAGGACAGTCTGTTACTTTTACTTTGATTACAACCCAAGGTTCTACTGCTTACTACAACTCAGCAGTCACGATTGATGGCACATCAGTAACACCCAAATGGATTGGTGGTGCTCCTAGTGCTGGTAATGCAAGTGGAAATGACGTCTATAGGTATGCTGTGGTAAAAACAGGAAGTGCCACATATACGGTTTTGGCAAGCCTTACACAATACAAATAAGGATTAGAAATGCCACTTCAGCAAACTTCAGGTAATGTAACGCAAGATGCGTATGGTGGTGGTAAGGCAGTTGTGCCTACTTATGTAGAAAATGTGTTTAGCACTTATTTATATACAGGTACTCAAGCAACTAAAACTATAACAAATAATATTGATTTAGCTGACAATGGTGGATTGGTTTGGTTTAAAGATAGAACCGCGGCAAGATCACACGCTTTATTTGATACTGTTCGTGGCGTTACATCTTACCTTAGATCAAATACAACTGATGCGGCAGGCAGTAGTAGCAATGCACTTACATCATTTAACAACAATGGATTTACATTAGGTAATGATAGTGACGGAGTAAATACAAATTATCCAAGTGGTGACAATTTTGTTTCTTGGACATTCCGTAAAGCACCTAAGTTTTTTGATATTGTAACTTATACGGGAAATGGCGCTGGTAGCAATTTAATTAGCCATAATTTGGGTGTGCAACCTGGTTGTATTATTTTTAAAGTTACAAGTGCAGCAGGTTATTCTTGGTCAACAGTTCATCGTGGTACTAATGGATATTTAAACTTAAATTTAACAGATGCAGCTGCTGCAACATATGCCGCAGGTATTGGTAACATTGGTTCAGGCGCACTTGTTCCTTGTAGTGCAACTCAAATAGATGTTGGCCCATTAGTTAATGATAATGGGAAAACTTTTGTTGCCTATTTATTTGCCCACAACGCAAGAGGTTTTGGATTAACAGGAACACAAGATATTATTAGTTGTGGGTCTTATACAGGAAATGGTTCAACATCAGGGCCAGTCATAAATTTAGGATGGGAACCACAATGGATTTTAGTTAAAGATACATCTTCTGCTAGTAATTGGTATATTCAAGATACTATGCGTGGGATGAGCCAAACAAATACTTTGCAATTATCACCCAACACTTCTGGCGCTGAAATAAGTCATGGTGCCGCATTATTTGTTCCAACTGCTACTGGGTTTTATTTAGCAGATAGTGGAGGTTTAAATTCTAGTGGTGAGAATTACATCTACATAGCCATACGCAGAGGCCCAATGGCTACTCCTACTACTGGGACAAGTGTGTTTAGTCCAGTATATTGCTCCAATGAAGGTGTTTCTACGTTTACAGGGACAACCAATTTTCCTGTTGATTTACAAATTAATAACTTTATACAAGGTGGAGAAAATTATGCAATTGATAGATTAAGAGGTAGTTCTGGAACTGCTACTGTACAATTACAAACATATTTAACTCATGCAGAAGGATCATTTAGTGGTTATGGAATAGCTTTAGATAGCAATACTTCATTTACTGATACTGGGGTATTGACAAATTCAACTGGATATCAAGGTATTTATTGGAACTTTGCTAGAGCACCTGGATTCTTTGATATTGTTTGTTATACAGGAACAGGAAGTGCAACTACAATTACGCACAATTTAGGTGTTGTACCACAATTAATAATAATTAAAGATAGAAGTCTTTCTACAAATTGGCCTTGTTATAACGCCACTTTAGGTGCGACAAATTACGTTTTTTTAAATTCAAATTCTGCATACGGAACAACAATTAATTTTTGGAATAACACCACTCCAACATCAACTGTTTTTAGTTTGGGTTCTGGAAATGCAAATGTAAATGGTTCTGGAGATAATTACGTAGCTTATTTATTTGCAACAGTTACAGGTGTTTCTTATGTTGGTTCATACACAGGAAACGGAACAGGACAATCAATAGCTTGTGGTTTTGGTGCAAGTGGTGCTCGTTTTATTCTTATTAAACGTACAGATTCAACAGGAAATTGGTATTGTTGGGATAGTGCCAATGGTCTTACATCAAGTTCAAGCCCCTATTTATTGTGGAATTCAACTGCCGCACAAACCACAGGAAACAATGGTGTATACGCATCTAGCGGTGGATTTACATTGGGTTCAACCGCTTCAACAACCACAAACATTTCGTCAGCAAGTTACATTTTCCTTGCGGTATCGTAGACTTAAAGGGGTAAATCATGCAAATCAGAATCAGATCAACAGGACAAGTAATGTATGAAGAAGCCTTTAGGCAACACATACAACAATCTGGTGGCCCATCATGGGGTCAAACCACAACAGATATTCTCAATGAATTGGGTGCTGACGTTGTGTTCGATGGCCCACAACCCACTCTGACACCTCCTTATCAAATTGCAATTCCCAATGGTGTGGTTGAAGAAAATGGTCAATGGTATACATCATTCATTGCTGGCCCTGTGTTTACAGACACAACAGAAGATGGTGTGACCACAACTGCTTCCCAACATCAAGCTGCTTATCAAGCACAAATGGACGCAACACAAGCCACATCCGTTCGTGCCCAACGTGATGAAAAGTTAACTGCTTGCGATTGGACACAAGCACCTGACAATCCAATGGCTAGTGCAACAAAAACAGCATGGGCTACATACAGACAAGCATTGAGAGATTTGACTAAGGAAACAGGTTTTCCTTGGAATGTGACTTGGCCTACTGATCCTAATGGGAATAAATGATGGAATGGAAAATAACAGGAATTGAAACAGATGGTGATTTAATTACCCAAGCTCACTACTATGTTTCATTGTCAGACGATAAAAACACAGTAGATCATCAAGGAACACACAGTTTTTACAATCCTCAGTTAAAAACACCATTGTCTGAGGTCAAAGAACAAAATGTAATTGATTGGATCATCCAAGAAACTAGCCAAGATGGGATAAATCTTATACAATCCAATCTAGAAAAACAGCTAGTGCAGAAGGAAAAAACCGACTTGCCTTGGGTTTTCAAGACTTTTAAACCTACCATAGGATAAAGCCATGACGATGCCTACCCAAGATCAATTAAAAGAAATGTTTGAATACCATCCTGATGGTTATTTAATCTATAAAATTGGTCGTGGAAAAATGCAAAAAGGCGATAAAACTGGAAATGTTAACCAAAATGGGTACAAGAATATAAAAATATATTCGCATTTGTACAAAGAACATAGGTTAATTTATTTTATGCACTATGGCTATTTACCTAAGTATATTGACCATATTGATTGCAATAAATTAAACAATAAAATAGAAAATTTAAGAGAAGTTAATTATTCTCAAAATAACTTAAATAGTAGCCTAAGAAAAGACAATAAATTAGGCATTAAAAATGTATCATGGTGTTCAACACATGAAAGATACAGGGTTTCAATGAATGTAAACCAAAAAATACGTTCATTAGGTTATTTTAGAGATTTGGAATTAGCTGAATTAGTCGCAACAGAAGGTCGTGATTTATATCATGGCGAATACGCTAGGAGTCATTAATGACTGCTTCAATCGACATTATCACTCGTGCTCTTAAAGATATTGGTGCTCTTGAAGCAGGGGAAACCCCAACACCAGAAGCAGCACAAGATGCTTATGACCTTTTCCAAGACATGCTAGACCAATGGTCTAACGAGTCCATGATGGTCTTTTACAAGACTGAGATCATTTTTCCTGTCGTACAAAACGTCACCCAATACACCATTGGCCCTACAGGTTCAGTTCAAGCTAACTTTGTAGGTTCAATTTCAGGCAATATCCTGACAATTACCTCAATTAACTCTGGTGGCATCAACACAAACATGATGTTGTCAGGAACTGGCATTGCTGCTGGTACTATGATTACAGGCTTTGGCACAGGAGCTGGTGGTCAAGTTAACGAAGCTGGTACATATTCTGTCAACATCAGCCAAACAGTCGCATCTACTACGATCACAGGCTATTACAAACGTCCTTTGACCATCAATTCAGCATTTGTTAGGGTAAATACCACTTCTAATGGAGTTGCCATAACTGGTGGTGGATTGGATTACCCTGTTTCTGTTCTGAATGTTGAAGAATACGAGATGATTGGTTTAAAGACCTTGAATGGCCCTTGGCCCAAGGCTTTGTACTATCAACCAACTGAGGTTTTGGGTAACCTTTATTTGTGGCCTAATCCTGCTCAAGGTGAGATGCACGTTTTCTGTGACAACATATTCACTAGAAGCACAACCATGTATGACCCAATAGCCCTTCCAGAAGGCTATTCAATGGCTCTCAGATGGTGTTTGGCAGAGCGTTTGATGCCTATGTATGGCAAAGCTAGTCCAACGCAAATAGCCATGATTCAGCAATATGCAGCACAGGGCAAGAGCACAATTAAGCGTACCAATATGCGTCCTGTGATCCTTGCACGTTACGACAATGTGCTTACCTCTACTAAAACTAGAGATGCAGGCTGGATCCTCCACGGGGGCTTTATTTAAAGGATAAAAATGAGTTCTACTACTTTTACTGATGGAGTAACAGTCATTAGGTCTTCATGGCTTAATGATGTTAATACTGCTACTTATACAGGTGTTTTCCCTAATGCCTCATTGACTACGACCAATTTCACATGGAATGGGTATGCGATACCTGCTCCTAGTGGTGGAACAACTACGTTTTTGAGGAATGATGGGACGTGGCAGACACCCGGTGGCTCTGGCATTGGTACTGTCACATCTGTAGGCACAGTATCAGGTCAATTGACTGGTGGCCCAATTACCTCTACTGGCACTATTGGCTTAGCCACTACTGCTGTAACTGCTGGATCGTACACTTCTGCAAACATCACAGTTGATGCTTATGGACGTATTACAGCAGCTTCTAATGGCTCTGGTGGTGGTTCTACTCCTACATTACAGCAAGTTGTAGCTGCAGGTGGATCATCTACTAACGATGCCACATTTTCCACAGTTACGATTGGTGTAGGCTCTGCAGGGCCAACTGGTACTGCTTATGGAATTGGCACTTCAGCTAGTTCTGTCATTGGTATTGGTAACTCAACAGGTCAAGTTTATCTTTATGGTAGTGGCTTTATTCCAAGCACAAGCACAACGTTTAGCTTAGGTACATCTGCTTACCAATGGGGTAGCTTGTATTTGTCTGGTGCTTTTAATTGGAATAGCTATGCCATTAGTGCTCCATCAGGCTCAACATCGACTTTCCTGAGAAATGATGGAACTTGGGCAAGCCCTTCTAGTAGCACACCTAACTTAAATGCTGTTTGTGCTGCAGGAAACACAACGACTTCACAGGCTACATTTGCGACTTCATTTGGTTATGGCATCATTGTTGGTGCTACAAATGGTGTGATTTCAGGCACAACAGTCTATGGAATTGGTACTAGCAATGCTGACATTGGCTTTGGTAACTCAAGCACAAGTATTGTTTTGCAAGGGAATAACCT